TCAGCGTTCCAGCCGTATAGTTTACCAGAGGAAATAACTGCTCTGTTACTACTAAAGACGATATCTGTTTGGCTTTGTGTCACTAATTGGAATTGTGCAGCAGCAGCGGAAGTGGCTGCGGTTTCTAGTGCTTTTCCGTTAGGGTCAGAGAATGTAACGGCTATGTTGTGAATCCTTAATACGGATTTGCCCAGGGCGTCAACATAAGCACCTAAATCAAGGGGAATTTGTTGATAGGTGTTGTTATTGTCTGCGTTCAAAGTCTGTCTGATGAAAAAGGAATCACTTTTCTTAACCATGAACCTATCATGATAGGAGGAGGTTTATAGTAGTACCCTAGTAATCGTCGCTATACGCCTATGCTTAACGCTAGGGATTTCCACTGGAAAACGCAACACCTAGCGGCAAAACTAGGCAAATACTTTTTCTAATCAAGTAATTATATAACTAAAACCGCCGTAGGACTGTTCATGGAGCAAAAATTAATCCACTTTTGGCAAGATATTGACGATAGAATACAAGATATAATCTATCTAATTAGATTAAAACATACTAAATTTAACGGTACACCTGTTGAAAAGGTAATCGTTAGGTTGTCTGATGCTTACAGAGCAAGCGGACAGGTAGCAGATGCAATTGATAAGGGGTGGATTAAATGAAAAAAGTTAGAGCTCGATGCGTTAATTGTGGAAAAGAAGCAATACGCAACAAAGGTAAGTCTGGTTTGGCTTGCATGAAAGCAGGAATCTATTGTGGGACTATGCATGTATTGGAGTGGATTAAGTGAAGAAAATAGGCCGCCCACGCAAAGCACAGGCACTTAGAAAGGAGAATATCTCAGTTAATCTACCTTTAACCCTAGTTAGTCAGATAGAATCTAAACTTTCTTACAACGGTTCAAGAAGTCAATGGATTCAAACAGCAATCGAATCAAGATTAGAAGACTTAGGAACATTGGACAATATTGACCTAGATGTTATTGTGTTTCATTTGTATGAACAGCTAGAAAAAAAGGACCTCAGAAGAACTCTAAAGAGTTTGTATATTGAAGGAATCACACAAGTGACGCCAGCTGAGGAAACTGTAACAGAACAATAAGATAGAGTAATCTTTCACACCAAACAATTCGTTCGTTCTGTTCCTTGTCAATGGGGGCTAGCGTTGCCATGATAAATCAGCTGATTCACTTTAACTTCTTTTCTAACCTTTTCAGGAGTTTAAGAATTTCTTCTAGCAAATATTCAGTATGACTCATTTATTGCTCACCTATTTGATTCAGAGATTGAGATGTTTCTTTTATTTTGAACATGATTTCCTCTCTTGAGGTTATTTCGTATTCCTCTAAAGTGATGTTGTAATATGGAATTTTGTTGACTTCATAAAACAAACTTAGATGGTTGGTTGCTACATGGTCAACTCTTAAGGAATATGGGTCTCCAGCACCCCACTCTTGATTATATGTGCCAATTAAAGAATTATCAAAAGATTGGGAGTTAGCCGCCCAAATTGCAAACTCTGGCCCATCTATGAATGATTGAGGTCTAATAGACATCAATGCCCAATTAACTGGCCGATTGGCACCCGGAATAACCGCCGGCCCTAATTGTTTTAAGTCTACTATTTTCCAAGCATAATTTTCTCGGTCATCACTAAATATAGTGGTTAAGCGATAATCGCCAGCAGCAATAGTATCGCTGGAAGGAGTAACAGAATTAATATCATTAGATAGTGTCAATCTTCTTCCAGTGCGCTTCATTTCTTCACCGCCTTATGTGCTGCTCTTACTGCTGCTTTAAATCCGCCTTTCTTCCACTTACCAGATTTGAGTTTGTATTTAGATGCGGTCTTTTTGAAAGCCGCCTTGTACTTCCTTGAGTATGCTGATGCCTTGCGCTTCCTTTGGGTAGAAACGCTAGACTGCGTGTCTCGTAAACCTTCAGTAGAACCTTCTGATTCTCGTTCTGAATCTATCAACCGTCTAAGAGCCATATACTCTTCAACAGTGAGCATCATATCTCGGGCTATACTAACCACCTCATGCGCCTTGCTGAGATAGTGCTAGAGCCATAGCGGATGCTTCGGACATAGTCTCAACAGTACATTCAAGAGTTATGCTCATGTAAACATCAGTAGTCCAGTTACCGGATGCTTGACCGCCAAGATAGATGGCATCGACAGCAACCAAGTAGCCGTTAGTCCACATTTGAGGTAAAACATCGGTATCGTGACTAACTTGAGGATATGAGGGTACGCCGTCAGCGTTCCAGCCGTATAGTTTACCAGAGGAAATAACTGCTCTGTTACTACTAAAGACGATATCTGTTTGGCTTTGTGTCACTAATTGGAATTGTGCAGCAGCAGCGGAAGTG